GATCAGGGGAACGCGTGCAACGATTGCCGCGCCTGCTGGGACCAGTCAATTCCAAACATAGCATATGGCAAACACTAACCCGCTAATCGGGCGGACCTTTCCCTTCTCAAGGGAAAGGATCGAACCTTTATACAAAAATAGAATACAAAAAACTTTGAGGCGGCAAGCGATGAAAGAATACGGCCGCAAGCGCGCAAGGCTCAAGCGTTCAGCCGCAAGCGATCAAGCCACAAGGCACTTGACAAAAGACTCAGGATATGGGATAACATGATATTAAATAACAGAAAGGATACTTATGACATTAAACTTAGTAAAAGGCGAATTCAGTTCATTGGAAGATGCGCTGCGCGCTCAGGTCAAACTGCTACAGGAGAAAGGCGAAAAGCTGTTGCTCATGGTAGCGAAGCGCGACGAAAAGATCAACGACCTGGAAATCCTGGAGAAAGGCCATCGCGCATCTATCCGGGAGTACAAGCACGAGCTGGAGAAGCTGCAGGCAGACAAAGAGCTCAACAAAGGCATCATCCACGGGCAGAGCGAGGTCATCGACGACCTCAGGTCCCAGCTGGAGACGCCAATCAACTTCGACGACGACGAATAATCAACCGGGGCCTTCGGGCCCCATCCCCCTATAAAGAGTCAGGCCACAAGCTCACAAGCGCGCAAGCAATTGGGTCTCAAGCGAGCTAAAGGGCACAGGCGCAAGCGTGCAAGCGCTCAAGCCAGAGTCCGCAAGCTCACGGACCATGGTCCCTGGAACAAGTATCACGGATCGTTGACCGTGGGGCTGGACTAAGATAAATGTCTTCGTGGGATGCGTCACATGGAACGCTATTTGGTGTGGTGACATGGCAACTTTATTACTTTTCGTTACTTTTAGCTCAACTGTAAAAAAGCCATGCTTTACAGTATATCCAACTAGATCAGGAAAGCCAAAAGATGCCCAAGATTCAACACGTGTCCATGTAATTCCTGGTGTATTCTTCTTAACTTTTTGCCAAAGTTTTGATTCTTCTTTCAGAGTAAATCAATCAACGAAAAATATACAACGATACTTGTCTTTTGCTCCTAATATTTTGTTTTCTACAAGTCTAATTTCTCGTATGTTAAACTCTTTAACATCTAAATCAGAACCTTGATAAGATAGCAATTGCACTCCTGCATCCATGCCAGCCTCCGAATCACAAAATTTTTGTAATACTTGCATAACTTTTTTAACGTCATACCGTAAATGTTTTATTCTAAGATCTACTGCTCTTGTCATGTTATCTCCTTTTTCCTTGACCTCTATATTTTTTATGCCCCCTACGCTTGTGTTTATTCTTGGGACGTGAGCGTATGCTATTCCCTATTGATGTCCGCTTCTTTGGACCAGGAGTGTGCTCTTGATATGATTTAGCTTTTCTCATCGACGAGTGTGTAATCTCCTTTTATCAATACTTCATTCTCTTGGTATATCTTTTTCATTTTAGCTTCCAAGTCTTCGATAGACATGTCCTCTAGCTTACCTGTTCTAATTATTTTCTGTTCGATGTATAGTCCTGCTGCTTTGCCTCGCGCAACCTCCGCATTTGTAGCTGCCGAGAAAGCTCCCTTTGCAAGAGCTTCTTGGCGTATACGACCGAGTTCTGTGATGTGCCGTTCAAAACTAACCTCATACTTTTTCTGTATTTCTGATCGGAGTTCGCCGATGTATTTGACGACGAGAGGAAACTTGTTTGGATTGCGCAGCTCAGACGCGCGCACATGGCACGAACCTTCGGCATAGCCTGCTTCTTTAGCACATTCAGTAGGTGTCTTACGTCCCTCATTGTATACCAATAGCTCCGCAAATTTCTTTTGCTGTTCAGTTAATAGTTTGGGTAATCCCATAGATGTAAATATAAGTAAGTTTACTTGTGATTACAAGTATTATTCGACGATCTTTTTAATCTTTAATCTGCCCATGTCTTCATACACAACAGCCTCTACTTCTTTGCAACTCATGTATATACCTTCTTGGTCTTCTCCAATATTTCTAGTGATTAAACGTTTTTGTTTCAAACAATCACTAAGCCCATCCGTAGGCACCATCTCTACAGTAGAGCCATTTTGTATCATGAGTATTGCAAATACAACTTTAATGGTTTCCATTTTGTTTAGCCTCTAAATCTATAATACGATCTTCATGAAACTGTATGACCATGTCATTTTTTAATATCATTGGAATCTCTGACTCCATTTGTTCTTTAAGTTTGTCAACATTCTCACCTAGGTACTCGACCAACATGTAAAGCTCCTGGACTTGTGGACTGACCATGCCACCTTTGGGGACAGAATCTATAAAAGCATTTGCAGCTTCCAAGTCTTTGTGCATTAGTCTTATGTCTGACTCTATAGTATTAAGCCGCTCAATGACTCCAAACCCGAACCAAGCACCCACAAGAAGACTGCCAATAATAGTAAGAAGGTTACGCGCCGGCATGCTGATGGAGGTGTTTTCATCGACTTCTAATTTTTTCATTACAACAACGGATTATCTAGTGACGCTTTTAATTCGTCTATCTTTGCATCTAAGAAATCTATTGCTGCTTGATTAACTGACGTGTTTGATTTTAATGACTCAACAACTTGTGACAATGCTCTTAACTCTTGCATAACTTCTTTGTCACCTTCTGTAATACGATCATGTGTATCTGTAAGATCAACTTGTTGATTGATTACAAAATCTTGTTCTTCTATTGCTGATAATCTTGTGTTAAATTCACCCCATGCATAAAAACCACCCCCGATTGCGCCAACGACGCCAACGAGTGCTGCATAGCTAGATAGTTTATTGATTAGATCTGGCATTTATTTTCTCCATTAGTTTCCTGTATGCATCTGACGTCTTTTTCTTTGCTTCTATCATTTTGATTTGATGCTGTACTAAAGGATCAGTGCCTACAATATTTGCCTGTGTAGCATATATTGTTTTGTTATAACTGGCAAGACTGGCCTGCATGAAGAACATAGGGTCGCCACCTGGTAATTGACGTGTGTCAAACAACGCGGCATTTGTATCAAAATAACTAGAAATATCAGCTTGATTGGCTGCCATCTCACGAGATACAACTTCATTAATTACATCGAGTGTTAAACTAACTCGTTGCATTTCGTTTGATACTTTAGCTTGTATTGCCTTTTCTATAGCGGCAACTTTAATATCTAAATCAACTTCCACATCTGCGTCAGGTTCTTGAGCTGGCTCCTTGACAACTTCTTCTTGTTCGGCAATCTCTGTTGTCGGTGCTGGTTCGTCTGCAATAACTTCTTCGCTACTGGGTTGCTCTGCAACTTCTTCATCTATAATTTCCTCTTCGATTGGTTCTTCTTCTATAATTTCTTCCTCTACCATGGCCACCTCTTCTATTGGTTCTGGTTCTGGTTCAGGCATTGGTTCAGGTTCTGTTTCTATTACGAATTCTTCATACACTTCTTCTATAAACTCGTCTTGCATTTCTTCTGTAAATTCTTCTACAAACATTTCCTCTTCCATAACTATGTCATCTATAACCGCCTCCTCTACCAGAGGCAGGTCGTCAAATAGTTCTACATTAGAATCATTCCAATCTACATCCATATCCATGTCGATACTTGTTTCAGGAACGTATGCCAATTCAATGTCTTCGTAAAAGTCATCTTGATAGTAATCGTCTTCAAAAAAAAATTCGTCAGCTATCATATAGTCATCTTGTATATCAAACTCTTCTTCTTCAAACAGATCAGGATTGAATGAGTATTCAATATCTATTGGAATAGGTTCTGGCTCAAAGAAATCGTCAGGTATTTCATAAATAATAGTATCGATGTCGTCTATTATGTCTTCAACAATATCTATCTCGTCTTGTCCAGGACATGTAGGTGGGTTCTTTTGCCAACAATATTCAACTGTTGTTACAGTTGTTGATGACAACGCAGTGTAGTCTACAGTTAGTGTTGGGTCCTTTACATCTACACCTGCATGACCGCCGTTGTATTTTTTATTACCTTGTATATCAAAACTAAAACCTGCTGTAAGTGTGCCGTGCGTCATGTTTGGATCGGCATTCATAATCAAAGTGTTGCCATAATTATTAAACTCGTAGTTATGGTTTGTTGT